TCAGGAGTATATGTCACAGCCGATATGGTTCATCGAGGGCTTGCGACAGAAGATGTCTATTGATAACAAGCGCGACGATATGGCCATGAAAAAAGCACTCCGCAAATAAACTATGGCAACAAATCTCGACATCATAATACAAGCGCAAGACAAAACCGGATCGGCTTTCAATTCAGCGTCCGGTGGTCTTTCGAAGTTTCAAAGCAAGATCGATGACATGCAACCGGCATTCAAGAAAATGGCGGCTGTTGGTACTGTCGCTTTTGCAGCGATCGCAGGTGTCGCGGTGACTTCATTCAACGCATTTTCTGATGCCGAAGCGGCCACAGCAATCACAAATAAATCACTCGACAATAGTTTCGCAAATCTGTCAAAAGGTTCACTTGCAACTTTGTCAAAGAACCTCGGAGGTGCAAAAGATCTGCTCGGTGCATTGAAGGGTGCGGCACAGGAAGCAGGTGCGGCGGCTGTCAAAATGGGCTTCGATGATGAAGATGCTGCGAGATCATTCGCAAAACTATTCGCAGTCACAAAAGACAAAACACAAGCAACAAAAGAACTTGCCGTCGCGCAAGATCTTGCTCGTTTCAAAGGTATATCACTTGAAGATGCAACACAGAAATTGATCATGGTCCATTCAGGTGCGACAAAAGAACTCAAACTCATGGGCATCGCTGTTGACGAAGATGCAACCGCATTGCAAAATCTCGACAGCATCAGCAAGCAAGCAAGTGGATCTGCGGAAGCATTCGCAAAAACAACTGCCGGTGCGACTGAAATATCACAGGGCCAAATGGGAAACCTCAAAGAAGGGAGCGGGGCAGCACGTGCGCCGGCCATTTCAAAACTCATTGCGGCGGTCACTCCCCTGATCGAAAAATTTGTTGCATGGGCTGAAAAGAACCCTGAACTGCTTGCTAAAATAATCATGATCGCCGGGGCCGTTGCAGGACTTACAGCCGCGCTCGGTTTCCTTGGCATGGCCCTTCCGGCTATTATTGCCGGGATCACCCTGATCATGGGACCTG